TTTAGAGGCCTGGTTCTTCGTCGCAACAGTGAGGACTTAAAAGATTGGACTGATCGGGCTTCACGACTATACCGTCTCTTGGCAAACCCTGGCACGAAAACAGGCAACCCCCCAGAGTTTCACTTTCAGAGTGGGGCTGTTATTCGTACAGGCCACTTAAATGATGCTGACGCCTACACCAAGTACCAAGGACATGAATATCACCGTATCTTAATAGAAGAACTTACTCAAATTGCATTAGAAAAGCAGTACTTACGTATTCTCTCTTCTAGTCGTTCAGTCATCGCTGCGCTCAAGCCACAAATCTTCCTCACGACGAATCCGGGTGGTGTGGGCCATGCCTGGGTGAAAGAGCGTTTTATTTCACCATCCCCACCAGGAAAAACAATCTGGGACCATGGACGTACTCGAGTATTCATTCAAGCCACCATGGACGATAACCCAACTCTTATGAACAATGACCCGCAATATGTGGCAAATATTGAGGCATTAAAAGAAGTGGATCCTGACACCTATTATGCCTGGAGATTTGGGGATTGGGAGCGCTTTAGTGGTCAAGTGTTTAAGGAATGGAAAGTACGCACACACTCTATCCCTCCCGTTGTTCCAAGCAAGAATGTTCAACATGTTTTATGGATGGACTGGGGATACGCTGAATCAAGTGCCTTTGCGTGCTATCTATCAGCGCTCATTCCGTTTACCACAGGGGACGGACAAAAGTACACCCAAATTGTGACGTATAAAGAATGGTATGGCAATCAAATACGCCCGAAAGAATGGGCAAAAAGAATCTATACAGAGTGTAAAAAGATCGGGATACGGCCGGCGTACGGTGTCTCTGATCCTGCGACACATGCCTCAGCGCAGAGTGGGGACCAATCCATTTCATCCCTCTTTGAAGATGAGTGGAAATCACTAGACGGACAATACTGGTGTCGATTTAAAGCCGGGAAGAATAGTGGGAGAAATTCTCGTATCGGGAGAGTCGGAATGATGCACGAGTGGATGAGTATTAATCCCAGTAGTGGAATGCCGTACTGGGTCGTCACACAGAACTGTGTCCACTTTATTGAAACTGTCCCCAACCTTATCCATGATGAAGCCCTTGTTGAAGCCTATGACACACATCAAGAGGATCATGCCGCTGATGCGTGTTCCTATGGCCTTGAAAAGGTGAGATTTACGTCTGTTGCACCTGGCGCTCATACCTATAGAGCAGTAGAGAAAATGAAACCACTGTATAACGCGCAAAACCAAGAACTAGCCATTTCACCGAAGGCATTTAGTGCCCTCTATCCAAAGATATAATGCCAGATTCTATTACTAAAATACTACGTGAACGAGGACTTGAACGACAAGAGGTGACCTTACGATTGCGCTATGACGCAAAGATGGTCAAGCACTTTTGTTTGTTTTGTGACATCAGAACGCCACTCTTTGCAACACAGGGCAGAGTATTTGGACTCATGTACGGTCATCATATTGACCCCACTGGCTACGTTATTCCCATTGGCATCCCGTGTTCACGCTGTGGAACGGTGTATTTTGTAGCATCGATGTCAGAGTGAGCCGTGATATACTTTCCACAATTGACGCTTATCGCCACCCCTAGAGGTGGTTTTTTTGTTGCAAAAAAGGATTCTCATGGATTACAACGCTCTTTCTCTGCATGACACTGTCCTTACTGACGCTGATCCACTGACCCTAGAATTAGAAGACGATGACTTTATACAGGTTATTGATAGTAATATTTCTGATTCACTAACATATTACGCAAATAAGCACCTTCCACAACGTCAAGCAAAGTTACTCCGCTACTATATGGGCGATCAATTTGATGCCTCAACAATGATGGATGGGACAATTCCCTATGTAGAAAACGTGGTGTACGAATCCGTCATGAGAATCAAGCCGATTGCTTCCTCACGATTACCCGATTTAACAGTAAAGCCTGGCAGCACCGACCCCTCATCAATTGAATCCGCTAAAACCCTAACCGATGTCTTTAACACCGATATGAACCGCAGAGAGATGAGAAAACTCTTAGGCTTAGCACATGTTCATGAACAGCTCTTTTTGTATTTTGTCTTAAAGGCTCGCTGGAATACTGAGCTTGGCAGTGATGGGGATAAAGAGTTTATCAATGTGTATCCGACAAATATTGTTTGGGACCATACGTGTAAGACAAACAATGCCGATGACATGCGCTTTATTGCAGAGTTTGCTGAAATCACCCTAAAAGAAATTTGTATGATGTTCCCGAAGAAAGCAAAAGAGTTCTTAGAGTATTTGGGAATTCTTGAAGATGATGTAAAGCGTCAAGAAAAGATGGCCTCGTTATATAAAATCTGTGAGGTCTGGTTCCACTGGTATAAAGATACGACAGTTTTTGGTGAGACGAAATGGGAAAAGATTAATGGTGTGGTATGGAAATATGGCACATTCGTCTTAGGGAAAATGCGCAATCCGTACTTTGACTATGAAGGAAAGACGCATTTGTTTTCAAAGGAAATGAAGGAAAAGGGCCAACCATCACAAGAGGAACTGTATCAGTTGTTATTTGGTGCCATGAGTAAAACAGATACGGTCTATTACAACTACTTTAAAAATCCACGTAAACCCTATTTCTTTGGCGTGTATGAATCCCTTGGCCAAGATCCTATTGATGCCACAAACCGAGCGGAACAGATTCTCTACTTTCAAGATCACATTAATCTAGAAGGAACACAAATCATTCAAATGAATGAACAAAGTTCGGGCAAGTTGATGGTCAATTCTGATGCCATTGATAAGTCAGTCTTAAAAACAATTGATTTTCATAATACGAAGCAAGCCATTAGTGTCAATGGGGACGACATTACGAAAGCCTATGGTGTCATTTCCATGCCTGCCGCTCCTTCTCAACTCTATCAAAGTAAGAGTGAGAATCGCTCCACTGCGTTTGAGATGATGGGAGTCGGGAATACCTCAAGAGGAGTGCAACAAGGGGACCAGACACTTGGTGAAGCTCAGATGTTTAAAGAGGCTGATTACGGCTTTATTGATGACTTAGTGGAAGGAACAATCAATGAGGCGGCAGAATGGATTGCCCAGTGGTCTATGCAGTTTATTCGGGTGTTCTATACCAAAGAGCATTTAGTTGATGCGGCGGGAAAAGATGGTGAATCTCTCTATTTAGCTCTCACGCAGGATATCGTTGAAGATGGCATGGTTGCGGTAGTTTCAGCGTCAGGCGTAGATAAGATGATGCGAAAGTCTTTAGCAGTCAAGAACATGGAATTAGGAGTGGGAGATATTCTTTCGTACTATGAAGACACGGAACAAAGTAATCCACGAGAGCGGGCTAAACGAGCATTCTTGCAAAAGGCAGCACCTATGCAGTACTACCAGCAATATTTAGCAGATCAAGGACAAGGGCCGGTTCCAGGACCCGTTCAACCAGGTCAAGGTATGCCGAGTGATCCTGATCAGCCAGATAAGAATGCACCACAGCCCGATCAAGTTCCAGATATGCAAATGGCTCCCGCCTCACAAGGGGACTTAGGTGCAACTGGGCCCATTGTCTAAGCATGATATACTTCCAGTATCGAAGTTGACGTGTAGTCCTCACTAGAGGAAAGTTACGTTATAGCGAGTACCTGTATAAAGGATTCGCTATGACTGATACACCGTTTGACCCTATTTCATTTAAAGAAGAATTAAAGACTGAAGCCATAGAAGCGGCTAAAAATTCCCTCATTGAAAGTATTCAAGGCAGACCCCAAGATAAAGCCCCAGAATCATGGTCATCGTTTAAGAATGACACGATTGATTTAGCAGTTTCCAAAGCCGAAGAGCGTATTTTAACCAAAATTGAGAATGAGCGGAAAGCAGAAACCGAGCGTGTTCTTCAAGAAAACACGGCCAGATCTCATCAATCACAAGCGCAGAGTACTGCGGATTGGCAGAACATGTCAGCTCAATGGACAGAAGCGGTCAAGGATGGCATTCTTCCTGATATTGCTCCTGATGTTAAAACTGCTTTAGATGTATGGCAAAAGGGAGGAGCTGCCCCAACGAGTGAGCAAATGAATGACCCAGGGGTCAAAGCGTATGCAGAAGTCAAAGCTCTTCATGAGAAGTTAAAGGCAGATGGAACATCGTCAACATTCTATCGAACCATTCAGAAGTTCTATAACAAACAGCCAGCAGGTGCGACCGCTCCTGTACTTGGCAATTCCGTTGCGACTGCACAGAAAAAAGGGTTTACCTATGATGAGGTGCATAAGGAAAATATCCTTGGGTCAAAGTTTCGATTTTGAATCGTTGACAATGTGAGAAACGTGTTAGAATACGGTCATATACGGTTTACATGAACCACCTCAACGGGTGGTTTTTTTGTATTTCCGCATAATACTAGGTTTATTTTGAACCAGCCAAAGGGCTGGTTTTTTTGTATCTAAAAGAGTTCTTGAAAGGACTATATGGCAAACGTAACAGGTGGATGGGCTGGTGGAGATGGAATTCAATATGGCTCAAACGTCACAAATTTTAACTATGCGAAAGAGCTTGCAAAAGTTCTTGATGCCATTTTAAACAGTACTTCATATGGTTCAAGAGCGCTCTATAACGCGAAAGATTTTAACGTCGCCACATTACTCAAAACCACAAAAGTTCTCCGTCGCACACAAGGTCAATGGATTACGGGCATGGAGCCACTCAATTCATCTGACGAACAGGTGACGATTCAACAGCAAGCAAATCGAGTTCTGTACAGTATGCCAA